TTATAGCTTTACAAATCAATAAAGTGAAAATGATTAAAAACGTTATTAAAGGCTTGGTTGACAATACTAAAATTTTTAAAACTGAAATGATTGAAAAAATCATTAGAATGGTAAAATTTAAAATCAATCGTACAGTTGAAAGAATTGAGAAAGGACAATATGGAACATACAAGATTGAATATAAAACCACTAAAGCGACACAGAAAGGCGTGAGCGAAGAAAAAAACGAACAGCCAATAAATTCCCCAGCGAAATCATTTAGCGTTGCAGAAAGCAAGAAACAGAGCCGTGAGGAAAAGGAGAAAGCAAAAAAGGAAAACAAGGTTTTTGAATTTGTGAAAAAGAATGAGCCATATTATTACCAAGCACGTGATATTCAGCTAAATACCAAGATACAGGCTAAGGAATGTACAAGAATTGTTGAAAAATTTATTGATGAGGGCAAAATAATGATTACAAAAAGAGGAAAAGATGGAATATACGGAGCAACGCTTGCAACTGTTCAGGAAGCAGAGGTAGTTGAGTAATGGCAACAAACGCAGGGAAAAAATTTGAGGAAAATTTTAAAAATAGTGTTAATACTGATGAAATCTTTTTACAAAGGCTAAAAGACGGAACAACAGGGACTGTTAATGGGCAGATGGTTAGATTCAAAAATAAAAACTTATGTGATTTTATACTCTTCAGGGACGGCTTGCTCGTCCTTGTGGAGCTGAAAAGTTTTTTAGGTAAATCAATGCCGTTTTCTAACATTAAAGATACAGTTGATGAACAGCAGACGTTTTTATATAACTTGAGATTGGAAGCAAGAAAAAACAATGTGAAAGCTTATATGATTTTAAATTTCAGGGAATTAAATGAGACTTATGCAATAGATATTCATAATTTTGACGAATTTTACAAAATGACGAATAAAAAAAGTATCAGCATAAATGAAGTAAGACAACTTGGAAAGCAATTATTTCAGCAAAAGAAAAGAACAAACTACAGATATGAAATTAGCGACTTGTTCAATTAGGAGGAATAATGGGTAAAAGATTAGCAAAAAATAGAGTTAGAAATATTTTGGAAGAATATCCTGAAACACGAAACGCTGAGAATCCAGATACATATGTTATGTGCCTAATACTTGTTGAGGACGGAATAATAACACAAGATCAAGCAGCCAAAATATACGACGGATATTCAATTAACAACATAGTTAAAAGTCGCCAGAAAATCCAAAATTCGGACAAAGAGTACGAACCTAACGAGGAAACTAAAAAGAAAAGGTTTGTAGGATATATGAATTTTAGGCACGCTTGGCGGAAAGGAAACTTGGATGTCTAAAAGAATGAGCAGGGAAAACCAAAAATTAATTTACTGGTTTGTAGATTGTTACGCCTATAAATTAAAAGGCGTAGACATAAATTGGCAGACTAGCAAGCAAAAGCCTGCTATTTCTGATTATTTTCTTTACAAGGCAAAGGAAGATTTGAAAAAACTTTATATTAAGCATAGTGGCAAGAATATAAAGGAATACGAGCCTTTCAGAAATATGGAAAGCAAGCTGAAAGACAGAATCGGAAACATAATTGACAAGAATTACACAAAAGAAAGCAAAATCAATATAATCACAAACGATTTAATAGATTTTGTAACCGACGAGATTCAAATGTTGTTTATAAAACTGAATGATACTTTTAGCTTGGCACTTAAATTAATGAGTAATGTCGAAGCTGTGGCATTCACTAATTTCCTATTTGACTATTTTTTGCAGAATGATATAGCAATGTGGGAAGAAATGCAAATGCTGTATAAACAGCAGAACGAGGAGAAATATATTTATTCTATGCTGAAATATAGAAAATGTGCTATATGTGGAAAATATCATACAGAAAGTAACAGTATAGACTTGGAACATTGGGATTCAATCGCAAGCACCCACGGAACTTATAAAAAAGATACTGGACAGGAAGGGCGGTATATTTCATTGTGTAGACTACATCACAATCAGAAACATAATTGGGGAGTTCAGACGTTTGAAAGAAAATACAACGTAAGGGGTATTTATTTGGATGATGAAAAAATAAAAGAACTGAAAAAAATTTATAAAAATCATTTTAAGGCATTTAAGGAGGATAAAGAATGACTGATAAAGAAAAGCAAGATTATGAAAGAATTTTTTTAGAAGTTTGGGATAATAATTTGCTAGAAAAAGGACTCCTGATTGAAATGTGTCAACTGCTTGAATCAGACAAGAAAAAAGAAGATGGCGATGGATTTACATTATTCTATTACAAAACTACAAATGGTAGAACGTTTGTAATCGAAGACGATGAAATTCAAGGAACTTTGGAAATTTACGAGGAAAAATAAAGTTCAGTCGTGAAAAGTCGTTTTTATTAAAGAAAGGTTAGGAGGAGAAATGAAAAATAAAGACAGGATGCAGTTTAATTTGAAAAACTGGAGAAAACAATATGGATATTTTGATTTTTGGAACAGGACAGATAATAAAATATCAACTTTTGAAAAAGTGCTGAACAAAGACAAGTATAAAAAGAAATAGGAGGATTTGAAAATGTCAAAAAAATTAATGAGAATAGTATTTGGTTTTATATTTATATTCATAGGTGCTGCACAAATTTCACAAGCTAAAGATTTTTTGGATTTAAGTAAATTAGTTCTAAGTTTTGCATTTGGTATGTGGGTATCGAAATGGATTTAAAATAATTTAAGAAAGGGAATTAAAATGAAGAAATTATTATTAGGAATTGCAATTTTAGGATTGACAGGAAACTGCGCAAGATGGGAAGATACTCAAAAAGATTGGGAGAGCGATACGAAAGGGCTAAAAAGGACAGTAAAAATTTATACTCTTGACGGAAAATTGTTAAAGGAATACAAAGGAACGATAAGAGTAAGAGATTCAGATGAGAGTGGTAGAATATCATTAAATTTAATAAGTGAAAACAATCGCAGAGTTACAATTGATAATGCAATCGTGATAACAGAGGAGGAATAAATGGAAATAATAATGAGAATTTTAAGTGCAGCAGTTACAATATTTTTAGTTTTCTTTTTAGTCAGCTATCTGTATGCCTTAGTTGAAGATGTAAAAAAGAAATTAAGAGGAATAACTAAAATTAATTATACACCTTACGATGTAGCGTATTTTTTAGTATTTTGGTTTTTAAACATTCTGCTGATTTATACAATAATAAATTTGATTGTATTTTTTGCAATTAGAGTGTAAAAATATCACTTAAAACAGTTGCAAATATTGATAAAATAAGGTATAATAAAGGGGTGATAAAATGCTTACTAAAGAGCAGATAAAACAAATTGAAAACAATAAAAATCTTTTTCATTTTGTAGTAATTTTACTAGAAGAGATGAAAAAAAAGGGAGAAAGAGAAATGACAATTGTTTTCAATAATGGGAAAGTAATTAAAAGAAAAAAAACAAATACAATTGGATAAAGGCAAGAGTTATGAAAGTTAATGAGCCGATTTATATGTAGATTAGGAATAGTCTATTTATAAGTCGGCTCTTTTTTTATCTAAAAATCAAAGAAAGGGGGCAAAATGAAGATTGAGAAAATAAATATCAGCAAAATAATGGAGTATTCAGGAAACGCAAAAGAACATCCTGAATGGCAAATAGAACAAATTAAAAACAGTATTCAAGAATTTGGATTTAATGATCCAATTGCAATTGATGAAAAAGGCATAATAATCGAAGGATACGGAAGATATTTGGCATTAAAAGAACTTGGATATACAGAAGTTGAAGTAATCAGATTAAATCATTTAACAGAGGAGCAGAAAATAGCTTATGCAATTGCTCACAATAAATTAACTATGAATACAGAGTTCGATATTGAAAAATTGCAGTATGAGTTGAATAAGCTAGAAATAAATGATTTTGATTTAAGTGTACTTGGTTTTGAACAGTCTGAACTCGATGAGATTTTGCAAGAGGAAATGGAAGAGCTAGAAATTGAAGATGAAGATACAGATAACACAGAAGTCAAACGTACTAAATTAATTTGTCCCTGCTGTAATCATATTGCTGAAAAGAGTGAATTTAAGGAGGTAATGGATGGCGAAGATACATAATGACAAATATTATACTCCTGATCCAGTTGTAAGAAAAGTGATTGAAGTTCTTGAAAAAGATGTGATGCCAATCAATAAGTTTTCAAGAATTATCGAACCAAGCGCAGGCGCTGGAGCGTTTCTTAAAAGACTTCCTAAAATTGCGATTGGATACGATATAGAGCCACAAGGCGAAAATATCATAAAAGGTGATTATCTTAAACAGAATATTCCATACTTGAAAAACAGCCTTGTGATTGGAAATCCGCCTTTTGGAAGTGGTGGAAATTTACATACAGAATTTATAAAGAAAAGTATGCAACATTCTGATTATGTGGCATTTGTGCTTCCAGGCGATATGTATAAGAAAGATAAATTTGAAAATATTGAATTATATAAGTCGTATATGTTGCCAGCGGTCAAATACAGCGGAGTTAAGTTAAAATGCTGTTTCAATATTTATAGCAAGAGAAAAGGCAAATTAAAAGAAAAGAATATCAAAGATGTTGAAATTTTAACATTTTCTAAAACCAAGAGAATTACAAAGCAACAGGAATTAGATTGGTTAAATATAAAATCTGATTTCAGATTCATAGCATTTGGAACAATAAGAATACTAAAAAGCACGGATAAAAAAGTACGAGCGAAAGAGATAAAAATAATCTTAAAGAAAAAGGTTAATTTAAAACCAGTTTTGGAAAAGTATTTGAAGAACAGGGCTAAAGTTGCAGTATCAACTCCGAATGTAAGTAAAAAAGAAATCGTTGAGTTAATATATGATAATTTTCCACAATTAAGGGAATAAATATGACTAAAAAATTATTACTGAGCGAATGGGAAGAACTTGGAGGAGAAGATGCTGCAAAAGGAACTTTAAAGAAACTGGCTGACAAATATGGTGTTCCGGAGGGAACTGTGAGGCGCTGGAAGAGCGAACATTTGAAAAATAATAAAACGAACGTTCACAATAAAAAACGAACGAACGTTGAACGTTCAAATGAACGTGATATTCAAATAAAAAAAGATATTCTAAGCAATATTCCAAAAGAGGAAGTAATGAGAAAAAATGAGATTTCAAACGCAACTTATTACAGAAAAGAAAAAAATATAAGACAACTCAGGCTAGAAAAAACAGAAGAGCAATTGGATGATATTCTTTCAAAAGTTTATTCTGACTTAGGAGATGTATTAAAGAACGTAGAAATATCAAAACGTAACTTAGTGATAAGAATGGCTAAGGAAATCTCAAAAGATGAAACGCTAGATGCCAAAAGACTCCAAATAATTGACAAGGCTTATGCAACTATTAAAAAAATGGGAAACGATTTAATGAGGACTGGTAAAATGTTGACTGCGTATGAATTATTAGAAGTCGACAAGCAACTTTCAGAGGAAGCGTTGCAGCAAGAAAAATTAGAAATTGAAAAAGCTAAAATTAAAAAAGATGACGAAAAGGAAATTGAAAAAGAAAATGAAATGATTGAATTGTTAAAAAATATAACAAAGAAGGTTGAGAAAAATGAATGATTTGACACCGAAACAGTATGAAGTGTTAGACGTATTTAATAAAGAACAACCAAGAATTACAATTTTAACAGGAGCAAAAAGAAGTGGAAAAACATTTTTAAATAATTTTCTTATGTTGTCACATATAGCAACATTAGCTAATCAAAATCTTAATTTTATTGTAATTGGAGCAACAAGTGGAAGTATTTGGCGGAATGTTTTAAATGACTGGGAAGTTATGTTGGGGAAACAATTTAAGCCAAAAAAAGATGGAAGTTTTAAATTATTCGGAAACAATGTTTATTTATTTGGTGGAGAAAAGGCAGACAGTTGGAAGAAAATGAGAGGTATGACTTCACACGGCACTTATATAAATGAGGCAACAGCATTACATCAAACTTTCATAACAGAAGCATTTTCAAGAACGTCTGGAGAAGGCGCAAAGATATTTATTGATACAAATCCCGACAATCCTGCTCACTTTGTTAAAAAAGATTACATCGACAATGCTGGAGATAGATTGGAAAACGGTAGATTGAATATTCTGGTTAGTAATTTTAAGCTAGACGATAATGTTTTTCTTAATAAGGAATATGTGGATTCTATTAAAAAGACAACGCCAAAGGGTGCAACTTACGACAGAGATGTTTTAGGATTATGGGTAGCTCAAGAAGGAGTTGTATTTGCAGATTTTTCAGAAAAAGAAAATGTAATTGAAAGTATAGATAATGTTGAGATAAAGGAATATTACATTGGAGTCGACTGGGGATTCGAACATTATGGAACTTTGATAGTTATCGGAGTGGATTTTGAGGAAAATTATTATATTGTCGAAGTAATAGCAAAGCAACATAAATATTTTGATTATTGGAAAATGCTAATTTTACAAAAATATAAAGAATATAGGGCCTCAAGAGTATTTTGTGATAGTGCCAGAGCTGAATACGTACAAGGACTTTTAGATTTTGGGATAAATGCAGAAAATGCTAAAAAAGATGTAAAAGAAGGTATTGATTTGGTTGGGGCTATGTATAAAAGAAATAAGCTAAAAATTACAAAGAAAGCCTTTAAAGGAAAGTTTGAGAGCGAGATATACTCGTATGTTTGGGGGAAAAATGATGAACCGCTTAAAGAAAATGACGATGTAATGGATGCGATAAGATATGTTTTATATAGTTTGAAAAAAGACGAAGGCGGAATTGCTTATTTATATTAGAAAGGAGGGCTAATGAACAAAGAAGAGAGAACAAGAGTAAAAACTTATTATGATCGAGAGCAATATAGCAAATCTAATTTAGGCAAGAATATGCCGGGATTGTTTGAAGGAACGGTTGAAATTTTTAATCCGATTAGAGATATTGTTAAGGCCCTTTCGAACACAGCTTTAAAAGATTTGAACATAGACAATGATAAATTGAAAGAAATTTGGGAAATTAATCAAATGGCAACATTTAGTAAAAAGATAGCTAAAGAGATGTATTTGAACGAAGAAGTATTTGTTGAAGTTATATTAACACCTGATGAGCAGATTAGGTATCTTTTGTATAGTGTAGATGACATCGAATATGTGGAAGTGTTTGGGGAGATAAAAAGGTTTAAGGTCGAAGGAGAACAAATTTACTACGACGAAAATGGTGAAGAACAAAGTAGGGAATATTCAAGAGAGTATATAAAACTTGATAATGGAACTGTTAAAAGGGTCGAAAAAATCGAAGGGGATATTATTGAAACGCCTTTTATTTTAGAAAAAATACCTGTTTCAAGATTTAAGAATGACAGTAATATTATTGAAGCCTTAAACATTATAGATAAAATCAATGAAACAGAATGTTATATTGGGAAAATCTTTGGGATACATGGTGATCCGTTACTGCATGCAGATAACATTAAACAATTTGCAGATGTAAATACAAGTAATTCTAAAATTAAAAAGAATGCACAACTTTTAGAAGAAGCAAGATATAAGAGAAAGAGAATCATTAACACTTATAACACGAAAGATTTACAAGCTAATTTTAAATATATCGAGTTGACAAATCCGCTTATTAGCGAAATGCAAAATGATATAGCTAGGTTAGAAAAGAGATTATCTAATTTATTTCCAGAATATCTTTTAGTAGATACAGCGACACAAAATGTCAGTGAAGAAACTTATTTATTAAAAAACAATGGGCTTAAGACTAAAGTTGCGAGTTTTAGAGAAGATTTTATAAAAAGTTTGCTGGAATTGGACAAAATAGCGTTGGAATTATCAGGAAGTTCTGAGGAATTAACTGAAGCAAGTTACACATATTTTGATACTTTTTTGGAAAATGAAAAGAGTGCTAAATTAACAACTTTATCATTAGCTCTTGATGTAATAAACAAAGCAAAAGACATTGATGAGGAGTATAAACTTAAAGATTTAATAAATAAAATAACGGACGACACTTTACAAGATTTGAGTGGTTTGTATGATTAAGATAAATTTTGAATGGAATCATAGAGTTGAAAAAAGATTATTTATTTTTTTAAAAAAGATAGCTTTTTCGATTTTTAACAATAAAAAAATAAATGTTAATTATTCAAATTTGCTGAAGATATTTATTAATTATAGTGTGAATTTTGAAAAAGAGTATAAAAGCAAAAAGAACATTGATATTGAAAAGCATTTAGAATTAGCAAAAAAACAAATAAAAGAAATTAAAGAATGGCAGAATAATTTAAACAATTATGTTGAAAACAATAAACAAAAGTCAAATTTAAAGGATATATTAAAAAAAAATGCAAAATTCAGAGCAAGAAACATGCTTGGAAATTACTATAAAGATTTTTTAAAAGAAATAATCGCTGGAGAAAGTGAATATTTTGAATGGAATACAATGGGAGATGAAAGAGTTAGACCAACGCACGAAGCAAGAGATGGAAAAATTTATAACTGGGATAATGCCGAGATAGTCCCTGGAGAAGAGCCAGGTTGCAGATGTTGGGCTACTGTTTATTTCCTTGATTCGCAAGAGGAAATTAATGACATAAATCAAAATTCTTGAGAGTTGAAGTATTATAAATCATTTATGAGTTATTTGATGTCAAATCTCAAAAATTTTATAGAGTATCAATATTCTAAATCATTTATGAGTTAGAACAAATAATCTAAAGGAGTGAAAAATGTTTTTAGGACAGGATTTATTAAAAAGAATGAAATTAAATTATGACACTACAACAGAAACAACAGGTGGTGCAGGAGCAGGTAATACTGGTGAAAATAATGGGACGCAATCAAATAGTGAAGCTAATGAAACAATAGAAAACTTGAAGGCCCAAATTGAAAAAATAACAAATGATACTAATAAAGAAATCAATTCTTTAAAATCACAATTAGGTCATGCAAATAAGCAAATTGAAGATTATCAAAAAAATGGGAAAAGTGCTGAGGAACTAGCAAAAATGGAAAAAGAAAAATTAGAACAAGAACTCGCTGAAGCTAAAAAACAATTGAATTTAACAGCGTTGAGAACTAAAAAAGGTGAGTTAGTTGCGCAATTGAAAATTAGTCCACAGTTTGCTGATTTAGTACAAATTACACCAGATATGACGCTCGAGAAATTAGAAACAGCTGTTAAAGATGTAGCAGCAAAAGAAAAAGAGTTTACAACAGAATTTTTGAAAAAAAACTCTATAACAAACGGAGGTTTTAATTCGAAAGATAAGAAAAAAGATGAAAAAGATTTTGTTGATAGGATGATTGAAAAAAGCAAAAACAATGAAACAGATCTTACAAAATTTTAGGAGGTTAGGATGTTAAAAAGAACAGTGATGCACAAGGAAAAGTTAAATGTGCAAATTAAAATATTAAAATCTGATTTTGCTAACTATATTTACAAAGATAAAAATACAAACAAAGAATATTTGTTAGCTGGAGCCTTGATTAAAGCGAAAAATGGTGAAGATTTAAGAGAAACAGGGGCCTTTGTAATACCGAGCGGGGCTGGTACTAGAGCCGATGGTGTGTTAGTGCATGATGTTGAATTTAAATATTATAACGACAATGAACAAGCGACAGTTGCAATTGAAGGTGTGGCTTATTTGGATAAATTAATCGAGGTAGGGAAAGAATACACTACACCAGTCACAATAACAAAAGCGGAATTACCAGAAGGTGTGACTTATATTTATAAGGATAGAAAATAGGAGGTTGAAATGGCAATAAGTTTAACGGATTTATTAAATGCGAAAAGTTTAAATAAGTATTATGCAGGAGTGAAGGGCACTACTTTAGTAGAAGCAATGTTTCCAGCTGGGTTCTCAAATAATTTTGATATAAATGTTTTTGGGAGTTTAGACGGCGGAACAGTTGAAGTATTGCAAAGCAGTCAGTTAGATGCAGATGTAATGTTTAGGGACTGGGATCTAAAAACAGTAACTAAAGGGGACAAACAATTTTTCAGAGAAGCCATGACATTAGATGAAAAGCGTAGAAAAGAGTTGCTGGAAATTTTAAATACTGGGAATCAAACGGTAATTGATAATTATTCAAAACAAATTTTTGATAAGTTTGCAGGAGCAAAAGGATTTTTGGCAAGTCCTCGAGCAATCGCATCTTATGCAGCAGCTCAATTTTTATCAACAGCAAAAGTTACATTTCCAAATGAAAATGGTGGCGGTCAAACGATTAATTATAAATTAGCTGATAAATATAAAGAAACATTGGCTGGGACTAATATTTGGAGTGCAGCAACTGCTAAACCGCTTGAAGATTTAGAGAGATGGAAAGAAATTGCTGAAGAAGACGGTGGAACAGTTGAAATTGCTTTGATGTCAAAAGCTACTTTTAACATGTTAAAAAAACACGATACAGTAAAGGCATTATTTAAAAATACAATTGTTACAGTTACTCCAGCATTAGTTAAAGCAACAATCGAAGAAGTAATTGGAATGACTATATTGGTTTGGAATGAAAAAATAAAAGTTGGGAAAACAACAAGAAATGTATTTCCAGATAGTGTAGTCACATTAATTCCAAACGGTCAATTAGGGGTAATGGAATATGGGCCTACTCCGACAAAAACCGATGAATTGTTTGGAATGCTAGGAGATAGAGAAGTGGTTGATATTGCTGGAACATTCTCGACTGTTGAGGTTGTAGCAGAATCAAAATCAGCTGGAGTTGTAAATAATGTGAATGTAGTTATTGAGGATTTAGTGGCTCCAAATCCATCTATTATGGATAGCATGTTTATAGCAACAGTAGGGTAGGTGAATTAGATGGCAAAAGAAGACAAAAAGAACGACATAAAAGCTATTGTTGTTGCGATAGCTTTAACGCCTTTAAGATACAATGATGTTAGGTATGAAACAGGTGAGAAAATAGAATTGTCAGAATCAGAGTTTGAGGTTTTAAAAGAAGGTAAACTTGTAAAAAGAAGAGTTGAAGAATAATGTCTGAAGAACTTTTGGAAGAGCTAAAAAAGTATATTCCTGAAACTTCTGATTATGATTTACAAGTGGTTGAGCAATTTTATGAAGTTGCTGAAGAAAAGCACAGTACAGAGAGAGAAAAGCTGCTCAAAATATTTCTATTTGGTTATTTATTAACTTCGTTAAATGATTTTGATTTTACGAAAGTCCAAATTTCAAATATTGTTATTGAAGAAGCAAATGGAAATAATCCTTATCTTAGGATGTATCAGCAATTATTGAAAACTCTTGGTGTTGAAGAAAATGAAAGTGTAACTATATCAATATTTTAAAGGAGTTAAAATGTTTAATTTTAAAAATAAAGAAAAAGAAGAAATACTACTTGTTGAGTTGAATCATATACTTTTAAACGTTGGTGACAATGAATTAGATTTGACTCAACGAAGAGTAAACATTGCAAAACAGGAGATAGAAAAAAGAAAATTAAAAATAGAGATTATAAATTTAGGTGATAAAGATGCCTTGCAAACTAACAGTGAAACAGAAACCAAAAAACAAAAATTTGGAGAAGTTGTTGGCGATGAATCCTCAAAAGATAGAAGTGGGAACGGTAACGAATTATAGTGTCAAAGGTGGATTTGATGCTTTTGGATTATCAAATGTATTGGATAGTGGTTCAAGTCGTGGAGTTCCTGGGTGGAATTATAACCAAAAAGCTTTTGAACAATTTAATCCAATGGCTGCTAGATACTTTAGAGAAGGAATTGCAAGGATTATAAATGGAAGTTTTGATGTTGCAGCAATGGCGAATAAAATTGGAACTGAAGCTAGTACAAGATATAAATCAATGATTGAAAGGATAAAAAGTCCTCCAAATAGTCCTGTAACAATCGCGAGAAAAGGATTTAATAATCCAATGATTGAAACTGGGCATTTTAAGAGCAATATTGCGGCTAAAATTAACGGGGGGAGAATTGTCGGCAGAGGTGGTGGATAATGGATAGGAAAACAAAATCAGCTATTAAAAAAACCTTGAAAGTTATAGAAAAATTGTCAGATGATGTGATTGTGTATTCAGAAAATTCTGAGATTGAATTTGACGAAATGGGCAATCCTCTTCAAAACAAAATAGAAAAGACGGTGAAAATGGCTATACTGACACCTAAACATAATTCATCATTTCCGCAAAGTATGGACGGAAGTTTTTTATCAAATAAAAAAGAGGGATATTATATTTTGAATGATAATCAGAATTTTAAAGTATCGGAAGGTATAAAAATAAAGCATAAAGATGTGATTTATAGGGTTGTGAATATCGAGGAAAATTATGGGGAATTTTTGAGAATGGAGCTGAATATAGATGACAAGCGAAATTAAAAAAGAACTTGTGAACGATATGAAAGAGTTCTGCAAAAAGTTTGGTATAAGTCAAATCATAAATGAAGATAAAAGAGACGAGATACTTGCTGAGCAATATGAAAAACTCAAATTTCCAATTGTTTTTTACAATATATACATTGAAGATGCAGGGAATCCAATCCCTTTTGGTAATGATGAATATTGTTATGACGAAGAAATACAAGTTATCTTGACGTTAGAATCAAGAGAAAAACATAATGATTTCGATATGCTTTATTTATTTTTAGCCAATACAAAAGCAACAAATGATTACTTTGATGAAAGAAAACATAAAAGGAAAGTTAGAAAAGTATACAAAATACAGGAAACAACTTTTAATTTTATGGGTAGAAGATATTACAAAGAAGTTTTGCAGTTTAGTTATTTCGCAGAACATTATATAAATAAAAATTTTAAGGAGGAATAATGGCAATACAGAGAAATGATTTAAACACTTTGAATAATGTACAAATTAAATCAGAAAATAACAGAGCTTTTTATGCTGATGTCAGAAGTTTGATGTTTTTTACAAAAGATTTTGCAATATCGCCGACATTTATTACAGAACCTGGCGACTTGTTGGAATTAAATATCAGCGGATTAAATGAAAATCATAATTTTTATAAATTAATAGCTAGTGCATATTCACAAGCGTATACATCGTTAAATGTAGTTGTTTACGGGAATAATACAGCAGCAACATTTACAGAGCTTATGAATACATATATAGATCATGAGGACGCTTTTGAAGTCACTAACTGGATTACTAACATGGATATTGTTTCTGAGAAAACATATATTAACAGTATAGTATCTTATGCAAAAACTGATAAGGACAAACAATTTTTTATAGCTGTTGATTATGAAAAAGTAGGAAGTGCAGCTGAAGCTGTAAAATTACAAACAGAAAATAATGTGAATAACGTTGCGTTTGTGATCGAAGGAGCTAAAAATTTAGCTAAAGGAAATTGGCTTACAGGGGCCTTGGTTGGTGGAACAATAGGATATAAAGATTTAGGAAGTTATATTGTTCATTCAACTCAAATAACTGGTTTTGTCCAAGAAAATTTTACAAAAACTGAGCAAAAATCTTTTTGGGACGCTGGATTAAATTACTTATCTAAACCAACTCAAGGTTATTTTCATATTGTAAATGGACTTAATTCTGATAATAAAACATTTATCGAATTGAAATTAATTGAAATTTGGTTGAGAGATGGTTTAAAAAAAGATTTAACAATATTCCAGGTGAGAAAAGACAAAATACCTTTGAATGATATCGGAAGATTAATGATTGAATCAATCATTAGAGAACGTTGTAGACAAGGGGCAAGTGCTGGAATGTTTATGGTTGATAATGCTGGAAGTTATTTTGGAACAATAATGCAAAAAGATAAAAACGGTAATGAGTTTAGTATAAAATTAGGTCATTTAACAGTTAGTGAATTAACACAAGAATCAATTAGAGAAGGTAAGTTCAAATTTGATTTAAGAGTAACTTTTCTAAATGGTGTGAGAAATTTAGCATTAACAGGAACAATCACAACAGATGGAGAAATTGTATTTGATAAATAAAGGGGGTAAATATAAATGTCAACAAAACAATATAATGTGGATAACGTCAAAATTGTGTTAACTGCTGCAGGTATTCCTTATGCAATTACTTGCAGACACGAAGACGGTTTTGAGGATGATCCGAACACAGAAAGCTCGAGCTCAACAATTGCGAGTTGTGGGCAAAAGGTTGTTAACGTATCAGTCGACGAGAGTGTATCTATCACATTAAGTCTGTTATACGGAAGTAGTGAGCACAGAACAATGGAAAGATTGCATAAATTGTGGAAAGCAAACAAAGGGTTATTTCCAATGTTTATGGTAATAACTGATACAAATACAAATGAAACTTATATATATAATGGTGTTTCATTTAAGAAAAAAGCTGCATTAAAATATGCAAACGAAAGTGGAACTGAAGCTAGAGCGTGGGAGTTTGAAGCGGAAAGCAGAGAACTTGTAATGTAATTGGAGAAAAGAAGACAACTAATATGAAAAATATAATAGTTGTCTTTTATACAAAATATAAGGAGATAAAAATGGATTTAGAGAGAAAATACACTGAAGCAGAAAAAGAAGCTATTAATATGTCAAGAGAAATGGCAGGATTAGGGCCATTAGAGCAAGAAGAAAAGGCAACCGAAACAACAAATGATACAGAATTGGAATCTGTCGAGGCTCAAATGGTTGCTGAAACAGTTGAAGATATAAAGCAAAGAAGAAACGAAAACGAAAGAAGAAGGATAAAACAGCAAGGAGGATTAAGACCAAAACAGATATTTAAATACACTTTGATTGACTGGGACAGAAAACCAAAGGATGTGATTTGCACATATCCTACCACAAAGCAAGCGTCAAAATATTCAAAAATGGATTTTGATCCAGTAACTGGAAAAGGAGTACTTGATTTCGGTGATATAGTTGATTGTTTTTATAATGATGACTTGTTACCACGATTCAACATCGAAGATTTTCCATCGAGCGAAATCATTGGATTAGGTGTATTTTTATCGGAAGTGGTAAGAAATCCCTTCCTTAAATAGGAATCCAGCATTTTTTCATGAAGGGAAAATATATTTTAATAAAGATGAAATGTTAAAAGATATAACCGAAATTGAAAATTTAGCATTTCAGTTAGAAATAAATGAGAATTTTAAAAGTTTTAATTCTTTTGTTTTTTTAAAAAGATATAACGAAAATAAAATCTCTGAAAAAGAGTTCGAAACTTTTTTGAAAATGTGCTTTTATGATACAGAAATTCAAAAAGCAAAAGAAAGAGAACGAAAAAAGATTAAGAAAGGAAGATAAATGGCTAGTGGAGTAGGAGTTACTTATGAATTAGAGTTTGTTATTAAAGATAAAAATGCAAAGCAATGGATACAATCAATGCAAAAAGAAGCTGAAAAACTAGTTAAAACATTAGATAAGGTTAGTTTAAATAATTTTAATAAGCAGATACAACATATGCAAAAGCACTTGCAGGCACAAGGGGATAAACTCAAATCTCAAATGAAAATGGCTCAGGATATGATGAAAACTCTTGGAACTGGCAAAACTGTAAAAAGTGGATTGGATAACGTAAAAAAAGAAACACAAGAAGCTAAAAAGAAAATGGATGATTTGAATAAAGCTAAAGAAGCAGTTGGAAAGTCGGTTAAGAATCCTCTTGGAAACGTGGCCAAAGGTGCTGATACTGCAATGAAAAAAGTTAAAGGACTTTTAAATAAAGTTCGTGACGGAGCATTGTATAAGGCGGGAAGTTTTATTACACAGGCTGGAATGGAAGCGTTGCAGGAATATGGACAAACTGATTATGAATTACGTGGCGCTTCCGCCAAAACAGGTGGATATGGTGTCGATTTAAAAGAGTATAGGCAACTAACTAAAAAAGTTGGAGGAGATACAAAATTTAATAACTTAGATGTTGCGCAGGCTATTAATGCCGGGGCAACTTTAGGAATTAAAAAAGATGAAATGAAACAAATAATACCAGCAGCTGCTAATTTGGCACAAGCGTTTGATTCGGATATAACACCAGCTCTTGAAATGGTTAAAATGCACATGAACTCTTATCAATTATCTGCGAAAGAGGCTCAAAAAGTTACTGATATGATAGCTGTTACATCTAAAAATACAGCTGCTGATTTACCTAGATTGGCAGAAGGATTTAAGTATGTTGGAGCGTCTGGGAAAGCATTAGGAGTACCGCTTGAAACAGTTTATGCAATGTTAGGTAAAATGAATGACAATGGATTAACAGGGTCAACAGCAGGTACTGGATTAAACCAAATGTTTGAAAGTTTGAAAGATTTTAAAAAACGTGGAAAACTTGAAGATTTAATTGGTAAGGTTACAGATGAAAAAGGTAATTTACAAGATATGGTTTCGATTGTCGAAAGATTAAAAGGTGTAACTGACAAAATGGGTAACGCAGATAAAGCTGGAGTATTAAAAGCTATATTCGGAGTGCAAGGAGGTAGAGCCGCTAATACACTATTGAATGGAAGTATAGAAGACTTGAAAAAACTTCAAAACGAAATAAAAAATAGTAGTGGAGTAGCTAAGCAATTGAGTGACTTTATGATGCAAGGAAGTGCAGGAGCGGTTGAAACTTTAATGGGAACAATGTCAAGCACGTTTGCAGCGGTATTTGACTCATTAGAGCCTTTATTAGTCCCAGTTGCAGGGTTATTTATGGGGATAGCTGAAGCAATTGGACAGGTAGCAGAAAAAGCGCCTTGGCTATTGCAATTAGTTTCTATTTTGGGAGCTTTAGTAATTGGAGAAATGGTATTTAATAAAATGAAATCAAGCATTGGGCCTTTCATTTCTGGAATAAAAGAAGCTATTGCAAGTGTTAGTTTATTAAAAATAGTCCTTTACGGACTATTGGCGATTGGTTTAGTAGTTATATTTAATATGTTCAAGCAATGGCAAGATTATTTACAACAAAATGCTGACGTAAACAAAGTGTGGACGGCTACATTGCAAAGTTTAGGAAATGCATTAGGAGCAATTGGTGATTTAATAATGGCTGTTATCGGTGCAATATTTGGTTTTAGCGCAAAATCAGAAGATGCTAAAGATAAAACTAAAATTTGGGGAATGACAGCTGATGAAGTTAAGCAAAAACTAGAATCTTTTAAAGAAAAAGTAGATAAATTTTCAGAAAGAGTCCGCGAAATGACCAAATGGGTTGAAGAAAACAAAGAGACTGTTAAATTCTGGGGAACTGTATTTTTAGGATTAGCTGTTGGAATAGGTATATTATGGGCTCTAACTGCGGCACAATCAGCATTTAACGCAGTTGCAGCTTTGAATCCATACGTTTTAATAGCAATGGCAATAATAGGTGCTGTAATGTTGATTTGGATGGGACTTACTTGGCTATACAATAATGTAACTTGGTTTAGAGATGGCGTTAATATGGTTTGGGATTTTATAAAAGAACACTGGGTAATGATATTGTCTTATTTAGGAGGCTTTTTAATAGGTGGACCAATCGGTATAGCACTTGTTTGGTTATATAACAACGTGAGTTGGTTTAGAGATGGCGTTAACGCAATTTGGGATCAGATAAAAGAACATTGGGAAATGGCGGTAGGAGCAATCGCTGGTCTTTTATTAGGAGGTCCAATCGGAGCTGCAATCGGGGCTTTTATTGGCTGGCTTGTTGAACTTTATAATAAAAACGAAACTTTTAGGAATGCGGTTAATACAGTTTGGAATGCTGCCAAAAAAATTATTTCAGAGGCTTGTTCAGTAATTGCAGGAGCGATTGGAGGAGTTGTTAGTATTTTAGGAACTGCAATATCTAGAATGGCAGAATTTCTTGCAAAATCTAAAACTGCTTCACAGCAAAAGGCAATAGGGGTAGCGTTCACTCCGCAGCCTTTAACATATCAAAGTGCAAGTTTAGGTAATTTAGGACATAAAGCGGTGGGAACTAATAACTTCCAAGCACAAGGTGGTGGAGGAATGACTACTATCGATGAACACGGAGACGAAGCTATTTGGTTACCAAACGGCTCAATGGTTGCAAGAAACACAACAACTAACGATATGTTAAACAATTTAAAATCTATTAAAGCTAATACTCGTGGTGGACTGAAAGACAGTGGAACAGTTGTTACAAATAATAATCATTTTGTATTTAATGTTAGTGGAAATGATGAAACACTAAACGAATTAAAAAATGAACTTGAAAAATTAGGAATAGTTTAGGAGGTATAGAATGCAAGTATTAGATTTTTTAAAAAAAGCAATTGCAGGGTTTGAAGCACAAAAAGATAGACTTGAAAAAATGTATTTAAAGTATTTTGGCATAAAACCTAATGGATTTTTAGGCACTATACCTCTTTTAGTAATTTCGACCGATTATAGTCAAGATAACGAAATAACAGGCTACAAATCGTATTTAAAAGACAATTTTAATGAAAATATGTTTGTAAATCCATATACATTAAAAATTGAGGTAATTTTGCACGGTAAAGAGTGGAAAGACGAACTTGAGAAATTAGTTAAAGAATCAAAAAAAAGAAATTATACAACATTTATGTATACTAAATTTGATAAGGTTTATGCTCCACTTGCAATAACTAGTGTCAGTTACTCGGAAAATTATCAAAATTATACTAGTATAAAAGTTTCGATAAATTTAAAAGAAGTAAACTTGTTAAAATTTACTACAACTGACGGAAAGACTACAACGAGTGCTTATGATCCAGAGACTAATACCCAAAATCGAGAAATGTCTGAAGTTTCGATGAGTGAATCAATGAAAGGCGGACTTGGAGATGATCCTAGAACAGGAGATATTAAAGCATGAGAAAATTATATAGTTTTGATATTTTATATAAGAAAAATAAAAAAAGTAGTTACAGAATTTTATTAGACGATGGAGAAAAAACGTTGTTGGTTACATTGGAAATTTACAATATAAAAGAACTTTGGTATTTAGATGTAAAGACTGATAACGAAAATTTACATATGGGTCAAAGAATTAATGCATACGAAGATTTGTTCTTATTATGCAGAAGACGATATAAAGAATTCCCAAATGTTAAAATGATAGCTTTGCCAATCAATTTAAATGGCTTTGATGTTGAGTTTACAACAGAGACAGCTGGAATATTACAGGATATTATGGTGGTGGTTTAATGGCTGAGAACATAGGAAAGACACAAAATAATGAAGTAAATGATAATTACTATATTCTGTGGGACAGATACGCAAAAGTAACTTTTAAAGTAAAAAATGGAGATGAAACAGAGGAAATTGAATTTGAAAGATTTCAAGTTGAAAATGGAGTTGACTATTCGCCAGATTTCGAGATACAAACTGAATTTGATATAACAGAAAGCACTAATATTGCTAAAATAGTTGTTTATAATTTAACAGATGAAATGATTAAAAAATTAAAAAAAGGTATTGAAGTAGTTATTGAAGCTGGGTATTGGAATAATGGAGTAAATAAAGATATTGGTGTTATCTATAAAGGGATTATTGAGAGTTTGAAAGGAAGTTGGAGCAACGCTGATAAGAAATTTGAGATAACTTGTAATACTTATAATGATGAATACAAGGACACAAAAATAAATCTTAAAACTGGAAAAGGGACAAAAGCTAGTACAATAATAAAATTAATTTTATCAAAATTGGATAAATTAAAAGCTGGGACAATAGAGCTTGGTAAGGATATTGATTATAAAGACGGCAAAACAATGCATAATAACGTAAAACACATCTTTAAAGAAATAGCAAAAGATACTAAAAGTGTTTTTTTTATAACAAATGGAGTCGTCACTTTTCAACCACGAGATAAGATAAATAGAGGTATTTTAGAATTTGATCCGAATCGATTTCAAGATGTAAAAGAAAATGACGGCACTTATACATTGAAAAGCATATTTGATCATAGATTTCAAGAAGGTTTTAAGATTAATTTAGATTTAAAAAAGGAATTTGAGCAACTTGAAATTAAAGGAGAGTATCTTATCACAAAAGGTAAGCACGTTATTAATTTTAAAAGTGATGCATACACAGAGTTAGAAATAAAAACTAAATTTGATGATGAAGAAACTAAAAAAGCTAACGAAATCGAAATTGTTTCTGGAAAAAAAGGGAAAAATGAGAAAGCATCTAAAAATAAAAAGAAAAAAGCAAAAGAAAAAGACGATAAAAAGAGTAAGAAAAATGAAAAAAATACTAAAAAAACAAGTAAAAAAGAAAACGAGGTTAAAAAATCTAATAACACAGAAACTAAAAAAACTGCCAAAAAAACTACTACAAAAAGTAGTGGAAATAAGAAAGAAAAAGACTGGGATAGAATAGTGAGAACATATGGGGTAGGAGGTAAAAAGTGAGAAAAAAAACAGTAGGAGATCATATAGAATCAATGATAAGTGGAAGATTTGATAATTTGAATACTTTTGCAATAGCTAAAATTGTTGAAGTAGATAACTCTAATATGAGCTGTAGTATACAAATGTTAGATATTCCTGAACTTTTTGGCACACGCGATGAAGTTGAAATAATTGAAAATGTTCCAATTGCTCCGATTTTTTGGGGGAGTAAATGCAAAGTAAATGCTCCATTAGCTGTAAACGATAAGGTCTTAGTAGCTTTTTGTCAGCATGATACATTTAATGCAAGAAATGCTTCTGAACCTTGCGAGCCGAACTCTAGCGCAAAATTTGATATAAACAATGCCGTTGTAGTTGGACAAATAACAAGTGATGCAGAAAAGAACATATCTAACGACTTCTATATCGCTTGTGGTGGAACGCTTGTAACGATAAATGAGGGTGGTGTCAACATAAAAGGCGGTTCAATCAGTATAAGTGGGCCTGTTAAAGTTGACGGAAGTTTAGAAGTGAGCGGAGACGCTACAATTGGTGGAAAGTCATTCTTAACTCATACAAATGGTGGATTACCATTGGATTAGGAGGATATCATGGAGAGTGTAGAAAGTTGGCTAACAGAAAAAAATGACGATAAAGAAATAGATGTTGCAATTGGTAAAAATATTATATTAAGTTCGGAATTAGAAAAAATAAGATTACGGTTGGAAAATAAATTGAGGTTATTTTTTAACGAATGGTTTTTGCATAAGAATGAAGGTATTTATTGGCTCAAAAGAAACGAAAATAATGGACAAATAGGAAATTTGTTAGAAAAATTTAATATAGAGGCCCAGGTCAAAGAAACTATTTTGTCGGATGAAGATGTGGCAGAAATAACAAAGTTCGAAAGCAATTTTGAAAATAGAAATGGAAACTATAATTTTAAAGTGGAAATGTTATTGAAAAATGGAAAGACTTTAGCGTTTTAGAAAGGAGGAATAGTGGATTTTGGAGTAACAGAAAAAGGATTTGTGTTAAAAAGTTTTGCAGATATTATGAAAGATATAGAAAATAGGTACAAAGCAAGATTACAAGATAATAATTATATTTTAGATTTTAATACTCCAGAAGGGATTCATTCTGAAGCTATAGGTTATGAACTATCGCAAATATGGGAAGAATTGCTCGAATTTAATAATCAAATGAATCTAAATACAGCAACAGGGATATACTTAGATTTCTTTGGAACTTTACTGAGAACTCCACGAAAAGCAGGGGCTTATGCAACTGGACAGGTTAAAATAACAGGAGAAAAGAATAGAGTTATACCAGCGCAAACTATTATAAAATACGCTGAAAAAGAATACAGACTATTATCAAACGTTACGTTGGATAAATTAGATAATAATGAGTATTATGGAATAGGATTTATTCAGGCTCTTGAAATTGGAGAAGAAAGCAATATCACAAGTGATGTTACTTTTACGACTGAATATGAAGGAGTTGCTAAAATTACAAATGATGTGGATGTAACTGGTGGTGCAAATAATGAGAGTGATAGTCTTTATAGGGAAAGACTTAAAAGAAAGGAAACAGTTGAACAAACCGCTACACATGCGGCATTATATAACGGATTAATGGCTTTGGAAAATATTAAAAATGTGTTGATATTAGATCCTGAAACTGAGCCAGCTACTGAAGCTGGAACAGTTAAAATATTTTTAGAAGGAACACCAGATAACAAAATTTTTGAAACTATTCTGGACTTGAAAGCGGACGGAATATTAACTCTTGCAGATTCTAATGCACAAACTTTTGAAAAAAAAATAAAAAGAGGTGTATTTGAAAGAAAAATAATATATAACATTATAAAATACAGTACGTTATTAATAAAAGTTGAAGTTTTGGAAACAAAAAATTTAGATGAAAAAGATAGTCGTTGGACAAAACAAATACAACAGGAAATTTTAAATTATATCAATAATCTAAAAACAGGAGAATCTATTAGTTATTTAAAGACATATTCAGAAGTGTTAGGAATTGACGACATAAGAAAAATAAATCTGAAAATGGGATTAACAGAATCCGATGTTTCAATACAAAATTTCGACAAAACATTTACAGTCCCAGTTGGTCAAAAATTTCAAATCAATGAAAATAATATCGAGGTAACTTATGTTTAAAAATAGCGAAGAGTATACAGATAAAATAATAAGTAGATTCCCACATATGTACAGAAGAGATAGAGAAAGCAATAATTATTTTTTGTTAAATTTATATTTAGAAGAAATAAGGCAAGCAAGTAAAGGAATATATGAACTTTTGAAATCCTTAAACATTATGGAGGCAGAAGGTTATGCATTGGACAAATTTGGAACATCTTTCAATTTGAAAAGGGGCACGAATGAAAATGATGAAAATTATAGAAAAAGAATACTTGCAGAAATATCAAGGAAAAGTAGAAATGCAACTTTTGAAACAATAATAAGTGTATTAAAAATTATAATTGAAAATTATGAGCAGAATGTATTTATTTTTAAAGAGGGGATTGTAAAAAGTAGCAGCAAAGTTATTGATTTTAATGTAAAAAACGGAAGTTTTAAAGGAAAATCTGAAACACAGTTTTACAAGGAAAAAGCAGGGAGCATTTATATAGTTTTGAATAAAAGATTGTCAACATATGTTAAAAAAAGCGTTTTAAATATTTTACTTGAAATAAGGGCGAAAGGTGTGGAAATAACTATAGATTTTAAATATAAAGTTCAAACAGCAAGTTATATTGCTAATTTAGCTTTTGTAGGAACAACAAGAGTTTTAAAAGTGGAGGATGAATTTTATGATGAGATTTTGCAACAAAAAAGCTATGAAATTGGTTTAGCTAAAATGAATGTTATTACGCAGGAAGGAGTAAGATAGATGTTAAAAAAGTTTAAAGAGTGGATAGGAACCAACTTAGATGTTTATAAAGTAGAAAATGCAAACGATATTGCGCCAGGATTAGTTAGGCATATTTGGAAAGGTGAAGAAACGGCAACTCAAATAGGGACAACTTTAAAAGCTCAAATCATGAATGATTTGCAAAAAGGTTTGGTACATACATTAAACGCAACTAGAACAACAGGAACAAACAAAGATATTTATGAGGTAGTATTAAACGGAATTGAAGAATTTGGGGTATTTGACGGCTTAAAGTTATTAATCAGGATAGACGGAGAAAATCGGTATGATGATGTATTTTTGAAACTGGGCAGTATGGAATATCCGATTTACAGGATTAAAGAAAATTCGGTTGAGAAGTTGAACAAAGGAACTTTGAAAGAAAAAAGAGAATATTTGTTAAATTATAGCAACAATTCTTTTGTTTTATCAGGCGATGCATTGTATGGAACAGAAACAGGTACATCCCTCGAAGGTAACCGCCTGGCCGAAATTTTAGGATTAGCATTTGGTGGAAACATACAGGACATCGGCAACAAAACAAAAGGCAAGTTTTATTATGACAGTGTAACAAAATTTTACTACGAATGCATAGCGGACACAAATTTAACATATAATGATGTGTCAAAATT